GTTAGCAGAAGAAATATTTGAAAAATACCCTTTTTTAAGTTTGGTTACCTACGGCGGCGCAGAGTATGTAGGAATAGTACAGAATCAAGACGACACTGTATTGAGCATGTATGACTATAGCAAGATTCCAGACAATCTCAAAGCAAGTTTTTTAGAACTAGGCGATGCGTGGTGGTGGGAATCAAATAGAATGATTCCTATTAACTTGTTTCTCAAAAAAGACTTTGCACAGTTTGCCAGTATACTAATCACATTTAACATTCGAGACACAGAAGTTGTCAAAGGTCCTAGTGTAAGTATTGCAGAACTAGCAAAAAAGCGTAGCAAAAGACGCAATATACAGTTAGTAAAGAAAGTAAAATGATGGAATTCTTTTTAGTTTTAATGCTTAAACATTTCATTGTTGACTTAGGTGTGCAACAATATCACGGACCTAGAGCCAAACACGAATGGTTGGGCGATGGTCACAGACATTATTTGGAGCATGGACTAGCAACAATGTTCATTGCACTGTGGTTTGCGCCAGAGATTGCAGTAGTACTAGGATTGCTTGACTATGTTATACACTGGCACATTGACTGGGGCAAACATCACTTAAATAGGTATCTCAAATGTGAGGCTAGAAGTGTAACCTGGTGGTGGACTAATGTACTAGACCAGTGCCTGCATGTGCTAACATACTATGCGCTAGTGGCGTGTAGTGCCGCCGTCGTTGTTTGACGTAGTGTAATCATTAACATCTAAATCATCAGCGATTGTTTTTGCTACATGTGCAAGCATCATTTGTATTTGCTCATCATCTAAAAATGTTTTATACAATACCAGGCTGTGCTTTAACAGCATAGTAGCCACATACATAAAATCTTCGTCTGTGGTTAATTGTGTTTGGATATGTGCTACTAGTTGATTCTGTATTTCTTCCATGCGTTTTGTATTATCGCTCATTTGCTTTCCTCTAATATATTCATGTGTACTGCGACTAGTTGTGCATATGCTACGCTGTGACTTTTCTTAAAACTATAACTGTCCAAACCTGCTTTATCCCAAACAGTTTGTGCAACCTCTGCCCATGTTTTGCTTATTAAGTATCTTTTACCAGGACGAATAACAGCAAGAAACATTGCCATGCGAGGTATGCTTGTAATATCCTCAGGCATCTTTGCCATTGTTTCATAGTGTTTGCCTACATGTATTAGTTGTTCAAAGAATGTTCTGTCATGCAGTTTGCTCCAGTTGGGCTCACGCATAAGTTCTACTAGATGCAGTTCATTGCGTACATGCGAGTACACACCAACGTTTAGCAAGTCTAGTTTAAAGTATCCAAGTTCTTCTGCTCGCTTGTGATCCAGTGTTGCAAGTCCATCGTGCGCTTGTGGAATACGGTTAAAGTAAACACCTGTGTTGTGCTTGTTTCCGTTTTCAAGTCTGGCACCAACGCTGGGCACATGTTTTAGTAACTGTGTGCGATCACCAAAGTCAATGTCTACATCTGGCATGTCGTATTTCATAGCCCTGCCTCTTTCAATATATGCTTTACCCATTCTGTGTCTGCAAAATAGTCCACAAACTTGCGCTTCCAATAGTCCGGATCAATATACGGAAAGATCATTTCAATCTGCTCTGTGCTTAGTTTGTCTAGCGCCGCTTGTCCACTTGCACAGTTAAAAATAATCCAAGCACTGATGCGTCCTGTTGTGATATGCTGCACAAGGACATTAGTATTCACATAGTTAAAGTAATGGTTGAATACACTGTCCTTTTCTTCTGCCCAGGTTTCCATGGTTTTAATACTGCGCTCCAGTGCATCCTGTGTTGCTTCTTTGCGCAAGTGATCAAACAAGTATTCTTGATACACTGCGTCTTTGCACCAATAGTCCAGCTTTTTGTTGCTTTTAATAACCCAGTCAATAAACTTAGCAGTGTTAATTGCACGGATATTAACCATGTGTCTGCCAAACTTTACAAATGCATTATAGTATGCACTGTCACTGAAGTCCTTGTATGTCTTAAACTTGGCACTGCCTTGCGTAAGTTCATAGAAACGCAAGTAAGCAGTCATGCCTAGTTTGACACCTGCTTCATTCTCTTGTTGTGCTCTGCGCTTTGGCTCGCACAAATGCGCCACAAGGGTACTTTCCTTGCGATAGCCTTTGCCACAGTATTGACATGTGTAGTCTTTTGTTTCCATACTATAGTTAATTATAGCATCTTTTATGACGCTTGTAAAGTCATTCATTTTACAAAAACCGTGTGCGGAGGTTTAAGTGCGTCGCTTGTGTCTTTTAGACATTGTATTATCTGAGAACTAACCGTGCGGGGATTAACATACCAGTCTTCAAACGGTTGCCAGCAATCTGTATTACTATCTCTTACGGCAACATTTTTTACTAGTAACAAGTATCCGTGATCTTGATAAAATTGTCTACTAGGTTCAGCATTGTTACCAGTGAAAACATCCGTCTCATGTGTAATCACACTGAACTCTTGTGATTTTATAAATGTAGGTAACCATTCTTGGTCTATATCAACTTGTAGATAATCTATTGTAGCAGGCATATCTTTTAGCAACTTCGTATAATCTATTTTAGTAGCATCTGATATAACGTATTCTGCTTTAGGCCTAATACTACTATAATCACTGTAAGGAAAACTTTGAATATCTACGCTAATACCTGACCAATTAAAAACAGTTTCCAATAGATATGTATTTGTTTGTGCGTCAGGACAACCAGCACCTAATTCCAACCATGTGCCTTCTTTTTTTCCATCGAGTGCAGTCAATACAAAAAAGTCTTGCCAAGACTGGCTGTAACATTGAGTAATTAGTTCTACATTTCTAAACTTAAATTTTAATATATCTTTTAAACTTGAATGAAACTTAGGATCTTTTAGTACATGCAGTTCTATATGCTTTGGTAAATTTTTAAGTGCTAAAAACTCCTCGTACTCGGGCCATTCTTCTCCGATTGCATCTTTAATATCATAATATGCACAACTGTTCATACTGTACCTGGTCATGGTACATCACCGTAAAGTTTTGCTATTGCCTTAAGGTCCTTGTCTGTGTACATGTTTGCAAGCATGTCTAGTTCATCACTTTTTGCAAGTGGATGCAAACGTTCTACTTCTTTACGACGCTTGCTACTGTTGTTCTTATCTTTCTTTTTGTGTCCTACCCACTGATGAAACTGTGTTCCCATGCCAGGACTCACTGTGCATAGCAGTTGCCACACAAGTTTAGGATGCTTTGCTAGTTCAAAGTATGTTTTGTTAACACGCTGATTGCCAGCCATTAGATAGTATGCTTGTAGTTCACTACTACCTTTTACTAGACTTACATAACGGTTTAGTAAGAATGGTGCAACTTGCTTTTGATGCTCTGGTGTAAGCCCATCATAGAATGCATAGTCTTTGCGATCAATTGCAGCAAGCACTGTGTTTAATGGTAACTTATCAGTCAAACTTAACTCCATGTGTATCTATTACATCACTAAATGATAACACAAACATACGAGCATCGTCAAGTCTTTCAAACTCGAGAATAAATTTATAATTCTCAAATTTAATCTCATGCCCAGATCTATTTTCTAGATATCTTTCTATTCTTTGCATTAGATTTTCCATACCGGCTGCTTGTTTACGGGTGGTTTCGTAGTTTACATACCCGCTCCAACTAAACACTCTATGGTCTGTGCGGATTATTCTACCAGGCTCGATCAATGCTAACAATCTCGTTTTGTTTGTTAATCTCTTTGGCACAGAATACACAACGAGGATTTTCTACACCTGTTTCAATTGGAATAGCAAGTATTTGTCCTTGTTTAAGTTTAGGAAAGAACCATTTAACATCGCTGTAAATGTCTACAATATTCACTGGCAAGTAGTTGTGTCTAAAGTCTCCCAAGGGATTAAACACAAATGCATCAAACCCACGATCATTTAGGCTACTAAAGTTAAGCATCTCAAGGTCACCAATGTCTCTGTCACCAATAAGGATCTTCCAATCCACTGGCATGCGAATCATATTGCCACCAACATCTAACACCACTGCTGGACTGTTAAAACTTTCTAGAAAGATCAAGGGAATAAAAAAGTAATCTGGATCAGCAGGATTACTGTTGTCCAGTATTGCAAAGCGAAGATCATCCACTTCGTCTGGTATGTCATTCATCTCATACGCAGTATTTTCCAGTGTTAATATTCGCATTACCAATCTACCTTTTCATTGAGTACATCTTTCATGTACTTGCTTAAATATTCTTTTAGTATATCATAACTTTCGTCTTTGTAGTGCCTTATAAAAGTTTCTATATTATCATCTGCCGATTGCCAATCGGCTCCGTTATCATACATATACTGATTGCCACAAAAATTAAATAAAGGAACGACTCTTGGATTTGCTTCTATAAGTTTTAGTTTTTCTAATCCATGCAACCCCTGAATATGCTCCCTGTCAAACATATTACATTGATCCCAAATCAAATGTTTAATACCTTGCGAATCTAGCCATGCACTAAACATTGCAATATGCATAAATGCATAATCCCATCCCATATAAAAACTATCGCTTAGTTTTGCGCCAATCTCATAATTATTAACATGACTTCCCACTATATAAGGACCTTCAATTGGAATGTTTTGTTCTTCAATCATTGCAATTTCAAATCTACTAGTCATTGTCAATGGAATAAAAACATAGTTAGGTTTGCCGTTAGTAACAATCCATTCCATTGTAGTTCTTACACTACGAGCAATACTACCGCCACTTTGACTTAAATTAGTGCCAGGAAAACTTTGCCAGGCCCATCCAAAACTGCAGCCATTTAGCAGTAGTGTCATCAATATACCTCTACGATTTTATCAGCAATGCCGTATTTCTTTGCTTCCTCTGCACTAAGCCATTTATCTTCTGCAGGAAGCAATACTTCGCGGATCTTCTTTTCGGTCAAGCCTGTGCATTTCTTATAATGTTCTAGCATACGCTCACTACTAAGTTCAAACTCGCGCATTGTAGCAAACAGTTCATGTTCTTTACCGCGTGATCCCCAACTGTATTGGTGACTAAGGATACTTGTATTAGGCGTAACAACACGGCGACCTTTTGTGCCAGCCATAAATGTTAGGATACCACAACTTGCAATAAGCCCTAGTCCAACAGTACGAATAGGAATCTTACTGCCCTTCATAGTATCAATAAGTGCAAATGCAGCATGCACACTACCACCTGGGCTATTGATAATAAGTGTAAGTTCTTTAGGACGCTGATTAGCTGGTAGCATATTCTGCTCAATGATCCAAGTCACAAACGGTGCCGTGCTTTTATTATTGAACTGCTCATAAAAATAAGCAACTCCATTGTTATACATAGTTTCGCCTAGTTTAGGTCTTGAATCTTCACTCATGTTAATTCCAATCCGCTTTCTCTACTGTAAATGGATAATTAGCCTCTTTATAAAAGGCTTTTCTTTTTGTTAAATGTCTTTTAGCGTATTTTGCTGTACTGGTTATGTCCCAGATTTGAACAAAGTCTTTATCTTCCGCTTTACGAATTCCACGCCCAATACTTTGGATAACGCGAACAAAACTTTTACCGGGCTCAACAAGCACCAGATTAAAGATGCGAGGAATATTGATACCAACAGCCGCAACACCGTAGGTCGCGATGATAACCTTTCCTGTAGCAGTTGATACCTCGTCATATTCTGCTTTTCTGTCTGCACCCTTTGTACTCCCTGATACAAATACACTGTCTGGTATTCTAGTTGCTAGTTCATTGCCTGCCGCAATACGATCTACTAGTATAAGTGTATTGCCCGTGTCTTTAATACTGTCACACAAGCCTGCAATATAGTCCAGTCTATCCTTGTCCTCTAACAAGTATTTAAGCTCACTTTGATAATTTGTGTGTACTACTGTGTCAATCATTTGTACAACATTAACATGACACTGTGCAAGCACACCTTTGTCCTGTAGTTCTTTTGCACTGATTTGATTGATAACAGGACCAATACTACACACAATGCCTACACTCTCAAACTTCTCTTTAGGTACTGTGCCTGTTAGTCCCCAACGTATGGGTATGTGGCTCATTACGCCCGTTAGCAGGGCTGTGAGAGCGTCTGCTTTAGCCATATGCACCTCATCCACCATAATGCACACCACATCCTCTAAAAACTCACCAATGCTTATAGGTGCTACTGCATTCTTTGTGTTCTTTAGTAGAATGTTTAGACTTTGCCAAGTACAGATAGTATGTGTTCTTCCAAACTCTTTACGGTCACCATAGTACACTCCAACATCCAAGCCCATGTTAACATAGTCTTCTTCTGTTTGTGTTACTAGGCTTTTGTTAGGAACAATAACAACACTGCGTCCATAGTTCTCAACACTCTTACTCAGTGCTGCAGTCATCAGTGTCTTGCCTGCACCTGTAGCGATCTCTTGTAGGCTTTGTGGATTAGTTAAGAAGTTATTGATTGTTTCGATCTGATAGTCACGCAACACAATAGGTTGCCCTGCCATTGGGTGCCCTTTGGGCCATACTGTATCTGCAAATGTATTTTCATCAACAGGCTCTAACACAAACTCGCACTGATAATCACGAGTATCATTTAGTGTTATGTCATATCCTTGTGATACTAGCACAGGAAGAATATCTGGCAGTAGGTTAATGTATGTGCTACCGCCCAGTTGAAAGAATGCTTTTTTGCCATCCCAGCGACCAAGTTTAACAGCGGGCAAGTAACGTGCATAAGGAATCTCATACTTGAACATGTTGGATAACTTCTTGCGAGTATCCAAGTCAAGTCCTTCGATCTTACAGTTCACTTCGTCTTTAACATGTACTATTGCAGGCTTCATGTATCTTTTCCGCTATTTGTTTGTGGCCTTGTTCCAGTGGATGTCCGCCGGGCCCATGCGGTGTATCATATGCCCATTCAACAAATCCATCCATGGGCCAACCCACAAACTTAGTATGGTCTATCAGTTCGTAGTATCCTTGATTGTCTTTATAGTGTTTGCCAAAACGGTGCTGATTATCAAACACATTACACATTATATACTCTATGCTGTGATTTTGCAAGAAACTTTGTAAAAGTATAACTTGCCGCAACCAACGCCTGTATTCATGCTCGGCATTGTTATTCACAGTAATATATTTAATAAGTTCTTTGCGATATTGCAGTTTGGGATCTTCATCAAACACACGACTACTACATCCGGGCCATATGTCATAAGCACCCCATTCATCAGCATGCTCTTGTCTGCCACAACTTGTCCAAGCAACAACTACTAGTTCTGGTTTGTACTTGGCAACTGCTTTAATAGTCTGTTTCACAATGTACTCATTGCCAACACCAGGTCTGCCATCATTAATCAAACGGTAACCAAGACGATCAGCAAGTAACACAGGCCAGGCTTGCTGTTCTGGATTGGGTAATTCTTGTCCGTATGTAAAACTGTCGCCAACTGTATAAAGCATAATATCCATTATAACATAAAGTGAGTGGGTAGTCTATTTCTAAACTACCCACCCAGGACCGCGATTGGAGGAGAGAGGAGAGAGGAGCCGCGGCCCAAACCGTCAAATTTTTAACAACCGTTACACTCGTTTCATACAAGTGCTTTCTGCAAGCGCACGCCAGTTGTTTGGTGAGATGTTTTTAAGATCGGCAACTTTAAGTGCCATCCGCAAACTTACCTCACGGAACTTGTTACAGTTATCAGCAATAAAGTCGATGATCTCTTTTTCTTCTTCAAGATCGAAACTGTAATCCTTAAACAGGTCACCAACTTTTGCAATCTGCTTTACACGCAGGATCTTATCACGCATAGTGTCCAGTGTAAGATCCAAGTAGTGACAGCGTGACTGCAATGCTTCTAGGTGATCCTGCAGTTTCTTGCTACGCACATTCTCAAATTTAATGTTTGTAATAAAGCAAGCACTGCCTTTAAATTCAAACTTATCTGGGATGCCTTCGCTACGCAGTTTATTACTCTCTGCATTCCAGTAAATCATCCGCTTCTTGCCGCTATCAAGTGCAGCCTTGAGAATGTTTAGTGCGAGGTCATCCATCAATACGCTATCACAATCATCAAACACAAGCACGTTGCCTTTGTCTGAGTATTCATACAGTTTAGCGTAAAGACCTAGTGCAGTCATTGCACCTTTTACTACTTCGTATTTACGCCGTTGATTTGTCATATCTCCGAAAAGTGAACTCTTAGTAAGTTCTTCTTCTACACCATAACTCTTACCAACACCTGGAGGTCCAGTAACAATTAACGCACGAATATCACTTTTTACAAGCGACTTGGTCATCTGATCCAGTATCTCAAAACGATTGCCTATTTCTTTCATACGCTGATCGTCTTGCTCTTTTGTAAATGTAGAAGAGGCAGCAACTTCGACCTTAACGTTTTCTTGTTTATTGAAAACATCTTGTCCGACAAAATCAAGTTGATCCTGAGTTGTTTTAATGCGAACTTTTGAAAATTCTGCACCAAACACACTTGACCCATCAACTGTGATGTATCCGCCGTTTGCGCCAAACTGGAAATTCTTAATAACAGGGAAAACAGTATTCTTTACTGTGCGGTTCCTGTATTCTCCGCTTTTTACTAGAACATATGACATGTCTCTCTCTCCAACATCATTTGTTTAACTTACTCTTATATAATAACATCTGTAGTATGTATGTCAACCTTTTTATCGTATTTCAGCATAATATCCAGAACCACACAGCATGTTATCTTCTTTATACATGTCAAATTGATGTTCTGCTAGAACAAAAGGATCAGCATATGCAAATCTTTCTGCTTCTTTTTCACAATCAAATTTGTCAGTGATGTGAACTTTAATCTTTGCGCCATCATCTTCATAACGATAAATTGTAACTTTATGTGACATTTTGTCTCTCCTCAAAATCAACTTACTATACATATTAACACGAATAGAAGTTCTGTCAACCTTTTTCGATGCCTAATTCTCTATAACAATACTGAACACATTTTGCTTGCGCTCTGCAATCTTCCAATGCATTGTGTGCCGCAAAGTTCATTGCTTTACGAGGATCTTTTGGCATAAGTTGAAACAGTGTTCTGCTATCACGCAGGTTCCAAAAGTTCCAAGGCTTGTTATGTCCTTTTTGTGTTAGCAGTGTTTCAATAATAGTAATATCAAAGCCATAGCCTTGAGCCCAAATAACATCCACGCCTACTACCCAACGTTGCAAATCACGGATAAACTCATCTACACCAACACGATCTTCGTCACCTAATGCTTCTTGCCAAATTTCTTCTGGCTGTGTTCCCCACCAGGCAATAGTGCCGTCGTCGACAGTTCGTCCTAGTTCAGTTTGGTCATCTACACTAATACGGTGATACATTTCTGCATATGGATCTGCATCACTAAGCGGATCAAACTTAATAGCACCACAGGTTAGTATTACACTGTTAACACCTGTGTCCAATGTTTCTAAATCAATCATTGCATGTATAGTCATTAAAAAGCATCCCGAATTAATTCATTAATTTTTCGTTCTAAATCTTCATTTTCATTTTCAATAAATGAAATTTGTTCGCGCAATTGTTCTACACGTTCTTTGCGTTTTTCCATTATATCACGAATCTCAGTTAGCACAACTGATAATCGTTGGCTAAGTTCTTGTGCTTCATCCATTTATTTTACCTCATATAGCGGACACTTAGGATCCAAGTAATGCCGTCTGTTTGATAATAATCTATCTTTAAGGTCACTATAATTAGGTATTCCTTTTTCAAGAACTGCTCTATTACTTTCTACCATATGTTCTATTCGTTTATCATCTTCCAGTGTGTCGTAGCTATGGTCAAACACATCATCAAATACATCAAATCCATAGTTTCTAAGTTCCTGAACATGCCCTTTGTTACTTACATAAAGTGCAGGATGTAGCGCAACAAAGCACTGTATTGTTTTTTCTGTTATAAAATCATAAGGTAAGATATATCTAGTTTCGGTCACAACACTGAACTGGCAACGATTATATACAGGCTGTAGTTGTGTTAGATTTATAATGTTTGCTTCGTGCATACTATCTTGTGTATTATATTCTGTGTGTGTCATATCTTTATGATTAGGTATTTCTAATCCCATAGACTTATAACTTATTAATCTACTAGGCATATTTTCTAGCAGTCGCACAGTTTTGTCTCTGTGCGGCCTGCGATTCATATTTAAACACAAGAAAACAAATTCTTTTTGCTCATTGAATATAAAATTATCCGGCACATGATTATTGACGTATTCTAGAAAATGATTGTAATGAAATTTTGGAAAATATACAAAATTTAATGATGGATAAAATGTACTCAGATGATTATGCCAAACATAAAAAGTTACCTGATCAATGTTATCTCCATAATAATCTATATATTTCTCGAGTTCTAATATTTTTCCCGACTTGTATGTAAGGTCATCTTGAAGATATATATGTGCTGGTAAGTTAAATTTCCTAACAGGCCATCCTGTTTCAACGCTGTGATTAATAGTAAGATCTGTTTTAATCCGACCAGGTGGTTGTTTCGGCATTTGATTCAGTCCTTCAGGAGGAGGATTGTCTAAATCATACTTTGTCATTTCTCAAACTTCTTAATGCGCCTTCGACTCTAGTAGGATATTCTCCCAGGAATGTGCCTGCTTCTAGGTCACCTTTGTTAATGTATTCTTTGTGCCAGTGTTCAATATCGTCCCAGCGTTCCAGCATTGTCTTGCCCATGTTATCAAAGAATGCATCGCTAAAAATAGGATCGTCTTGTTTGTAATAAGCATAACTAGCCATCAAATAGTAGGGCACCATCATGTTTAGGTTTTCCATAAACAACAATGCAGCATCTTGATCCCAATTCTTTTTCTGTCTAGGCAGTGCCATCATTTACCCCACATGTCTAACAAATCCATTCTAAGTTCGTCAATCATTTGGTCACCAAACTGATCAAAAAAGTAATCTCTGTTGTAGTTAATCAATCCTTGCAGATCCTCAAATATTTTCTGCATCTCAACTGCACACATGCGTTCTTTTGTAAAGTGCCAATTGCTATTCACCATGTCCTTCATACGAACAACATTATCTAAATCGTCATATGCTTCATCAAAAATGTAATTGTATGTTTGAAATCCATAATGACGAATATGCTCCAATGCATGCCGGTGCGCACACATTAAAAACGGATGTCCTGCTACAATAGCATTAAATGTTTTTTCAGTAATGATTCCAAATTCTTCACTATACTGACTTTCGCTAACAATAGTAAACAATGCAGTGTTATAGTTCTTACGCATCGCAAGTAAGTTAGCGAGATTATCATAAGTGTTGTCGTACTCTTCTACACTAAAATTAGGATATGCAAGTTCTTTACCCTTGGTTTGCAAACTTACATTACCAATATCTAGCATACTGTCTAATGCTGCACGATGTGGCTTGTAGATACGCTGTGGACAAACAAAGTTGTATTCAAAGTCTTTATATTCTCTACTAAACGCTTCACGCAATACATCTTCTGCGCTTTTATAACTGCACCAAGTTTCATATTGATGACTGCTAAATTCAATTAAATGAAAACTGTCCTTGGGCCAATCTTTTTTAATACCCAAGGGCCAGATCAATACAATAATACGATCCATGGGAAAATTGTTTTTTTCAAAATGCTGATGCAGTTTAGTAAGTTCGCTTGGGACTTTGTGATCTTCATAACGAGTTAACATGTCCTGCAGATTAATTACTAAACGATACTGCGGATCCTCAAAATTGCAAAAAGTTGTGCTACGAGGAACATTTACATCCCAACCAAAGTCCGTAATAGGATACGCCAGAGCAGCGTCTAATACTTCTGCCCTGGGGAAAACTTCTCTGACAATGTTAGTCCAATGTTTCACAAAAACGTTCTTCTACACTCTTAATATGTTTACATTTACGATAAGCAACACAGTTACAATCAAATCCGTAATCGGTCATTTCAACTGTATAAGTATCGCCCTTGCTACCCAGTACTGGCCACTGAACACCCACAAATGGGTGTCCTTTTGTGTTTACAATTTCACTGGCGTGTGCCATTATGCAAATGTCTCAGTTGATTCAGCAACCTTGCCAAGGATCATTGACTTGTCCAAGCGTGTGCGTGTTGAACCAAATGGTGTGTTACCATAGTCCTGTACTTCAATGGTCTTGCGATTAACTTTGGTTACAATACCAACCTTTTGCAATCCACCATACTCCCAAGCAATCTTGTCGCCTTTTACAATGCCAGCGCCTTTGCGCTTGCCAAGGAATGTTACATGTGAATTGTACTGCTGAGCCAATACATGCATATCTGATGTATCAGTAATCTTACGCATTGCATCTAATGCGTTCTGAAGTTCTGGTGAATAGTTCATTTGTTTCTCTCCAAACATTTAACTTACTATTAACAATAACACATATATAGGATGTGTCAACCTTTATTTGCTGCCAGTGCCACTAAATTCTAGTGGTTCTGATTTGTAAGGCTGATCACATGTTACATTTTTAAGTGTTACAGTATAGCCTTCTTTAAACATGCTCTGAAAACTTTTAAGACCACGCCCGTGAATTAAACCTTTATAGTTTGCTAAAAACTGTTCACACTTGGCTTGTGAGTCAAAATGTTTACTGTACACATTGATAATCTCATCCTGTGCACCACCATCTGGAGTCACAATAGCAAGATTGAATAACAACATCCATTTCATTTTTGCCTCCCTATATTTTGCTTGCCCAATATTCTTCCCAGGCTTCACTGCAACAATCTTCGATTTCTGCCGTACTCCAATGCGGTACAAGATTCTTTTGCTTGACAGCCTCAGCCATTACATCAGTTAGATGTTCACAATTTCCAATTGCTTGTTCAATAACATCGAACATCTTTTCTTCACTGTCGAAAACATAACTTGACATTCCCATTTCCATCTCCTTAAAAACAACTTACTATTAAACATAGCATGGATACAGAATATGTCAACCGTTTACAGGCATTTCTCCTGTAATACTATACATCTTTTTCATAATCAATTGGATGTCGGCGACTGTTCTAAAACGTGTTACAGTATCGCCGTTATCAGTAATGCCTGGCATAGATACCATGTTCTCTTTGTAGAATACAGCAAGTTCAAACTTGTCCGTATGATTAACTTCGTCTACAATGCTTAGTTTATAGTCCGGACCAAACCTAACAATCTTCTGTTTTGGTGGCAGTGTCATCTAACCGCTCCTCAAAAGTAAGTTTAACAAGATCAAGATCACCATTTGCATCCTCACGAGTTTTTACATAGCCTGATTCAATTAGTGTTGCAATTGTTGCAGAAACAACTTGGTCAACAGATGTGCGACCAAAGTAATATCCCATTCCTGTGCCTACAGCGTAGGCAATAGCGTACCAATAGATTGGTTCCATTTTTTATCTCCATACAATGATGCAACACGAGCGTTATACTGTTCTTCTGTTGTTGCAAGGTTAGCAAGATGTTTTTTCCAGATGCGTTTTACTTCTGGACTGTTACTATTATTTACAAGCACACTAGCAATAAGTTCTGCTCTGCGTGTTTGCTGTTCTTCGCTATAAGGTCCCATTAGAGTTCCTCTACAATGCCCAATACTTCAGCAGCACCTAGTGCATATGCTGTGTACATTACAAATATGCCTGCAATGTCATCCATTACATAACCTGCACTCCAAAGTAGATAACAGCCTATTAGGCGTAACCCACTTTTAACAAGACTAATGTAAAAATGCTTGCGACTTGGATCAACTGGTTCCATCTTAATCTTCCTTTTTGATTAGTTTAAGTACCCAATGCAATTCTTCTGCGCATCTGTTGTACCATTGTTTGTCATGTGCGTCATGACATTTATGCGCTTCTTCATACAACTGCTTCATTCGTATATGAATATATTCAGCGGGATCTTTTGCCTTGCCTCGCCTCATACTAACAAAAACGCTAGTAGTCCTAGCCCAAATACCCAGGGCCAAAGTTTCCAGCCTAGTTTAAAAGCGGCGCTTATGATCATTACAAAAATAGCCGCACTAAAAGCAAATGCCGCAATATGGATTATCATATCCATTTTATCATACAGCAACTCAAATGTGCCAGCGTCTGTTAGTTTGATTTCCATTATTGATCACGCTCCCTATACATAAGCAAGAATACAATAGCCAAAGACAAACCCAGCATCACATAGGACTGCGCGGCGGCGGCTGCGGCTGCTCCGACTGCGGCTAACGAATAAAACTTAATCATCGTGTACCTCCAATTGGGCAAACATGTTTAACAATCTTAAAGGGATTGTTGCTACGAAAGATGTTGCACTGGAACCCTGTTTTGCGAGCCATTTTAATAGCCTGCTCCAAGGTTTTATATGCACCACAGGTATAACGTTGATTTACCAAATAAACTTCATACAACATTACAAAACCTCCGCTAATACAATATACAATGGAAGGAATCCAACCGAAACTGCTAAAGCAACTAATACGATTTCAAAAAACATTATGCTGCCTCCTTCAATACCATTTTATGAAATGACGGTGCAAGTGGAGTAAATCCAACATTGTTAACCACACTACAGACGCCATCTGCATCTGAAATGATGTCGCCAACACTGATGCTGTTCATCTTGTCAAATCGTGTAATACGATCCTCAGGACCAATGTTTCCAACTTCGAACACATGCTCCAGATCATCAGCAACAACTTCTGCTACCTTAGTGTAACAATCATGCATTACACCAAGACGCACATCGCCTTCCAGCATTGCTTGCATACGAGCTTTGCTCTTTACATGACAATTGTGACCTTCTTTGTTGATAAGATCACTAAGGTCTTTGTCAATAACGATCTGATAAACTGAAAAAATCTGGGGCATATCTCTCTCCTCAAAAACAACTTACTATTAAACATAGCACAGATACAGATTATGTCAACCTTTTATTCGTCACTATCTGCTTTGGCAGCTTTTTCTGCTTGCTCTTTGGTTGGACGACCTGGGCCGCGCTTCCAAATGTTCGTTACCAAACCTTCTGTGCGCTCATTAACAGGACAAGTGGTAACTTTACCACCTTTAGCGAAATATTCAGCCATTGCTGCATCATATGCTGCTTGCTCTTTTTTATCCATTGCCATCATTGTAGTCTCCTATTTTAAGTAATGTGGACCTGTCCACTGGATTGAATAGCCGCCATCAACAATGTTACCACGTGCTGAATTGCGAGCAGGAGCGTTCCATCCTGCTGCTTTAAGGATGTCACCTTTGCGAAACTTATTATCTTTATCAGTGTTAACAACAAATCCCCAAACGCTTCCGCCTTCAGTAAAGATTTTGATATACTTTTTACCTTCTTTAAAAGAGATGCGCGACTTAAAACGATCAAACATATCTTTTTGCACTTTGTTGCAAGTGTCTGCGTTCCGTGCAGCACAAAGTCTCTGCCAGTTAGCATAATCGTTAACAATATCTTGGATCAATTTTTCAATTTGCTGTTGCATTGTTCTCTCCTCAATTTCAACTTACTATATTAATATAGCACCTATTTGAAAACTGTCAACCTTTTTTGACCAAATAATGTGTCATAAGGGTCAGGTTTTCCGTGAAATACTACTATGCTACATCTATCTGGTAGCACAGTGTCGTACTCTGGATAATAATAATCATTTGGATGTTTTATGCCAGGCCCGCCTGTTTTTGCGCCGCCGTGTAGTATTTCCCACTTGTAACTCATAGCCCACTGCTTGGGCCACCATGCTTTATCCGTGCGCTCTTTGAGATAAGCAGTAACATAGTCCTGATCACCTCTGTGCTGTCGCATAATTTTCTGTGGGTTTGCTGTAAAATCTGTGTATAGTTTGTGATGTTTTTCGCTGTCAAAGCGCATAACACTGCTATTACTTATGGGATAATCTTCGATAAACTGTCTATTAAAGTCCTGACAAATACAAAACTTGCCTACTTCATGGTCCCAAAACTTGTCTATGTTGTTTACAATAATAGTATCAAGATCCATGTAAAACACAGGACCGGTCCAAGTCTGAGGACTAAACATATACACTTTGTACCACCATAACTGTCGCGGTCCATGCAAGTTCCAGTCTGGCAACTTGATAATTCTTACGCCAGGCAATCCAATGTCATCTCTATCAGTAAAAACAGTTAGTCTAAAGTCAGTGCAGTTTGCATGTAGATTCGTGTATATTTGTTTTATGTGCAGTGCAGGATCAAACTTGTCACCTGCAAGCACAACTGCTACTTCTTTCATATTAGTCCCAGCGTTCTATATCATCTTCAGATAGTAATTCGCTCTTACCTTTCCAAATCTCAACAATATGCGCCGGCTCGTCGCTTTCATTAACGCCCTGATGCCACACACGCTTTGGAATATCAATAGGATTTTGTGTGCTTAGTGTACGTCTTAGTGCGCCGTCACTGGGATCTAAACCAGGAGTGCTTACACTATTCATACGCACATATGCTTGTCCGCTTACCAAGTTCCAAGTTTCGCTACGATGCTCATGCCGTTGCATACTAAGTTTACTGTGCGGAGCAATAACAAGTTCTTTAACACTAAACCCATCGCCGCTGTATAGTTCCCTATAGTGTCCCCATTCTCGTTCTATTTTAGGTGCTTGCCATTCTTTGAGGATCCAACTGCTACTATTCTTTTTATCTTCGCCGCCTACGCCAAACACAAATTCAATGTTTGGTGTGTGCCTGAAGTTGTGCTGCTCCGGAGTATTGCCTGTGCCTCTGTCACCGCCGTTAGCAAATACAATGTGTTCTGCACCCAGTGTAAATGCTTTGTGTATTGCTCCACTGGCACTGCCATCACTGTCGTCAAAGTCTGTAACAACACGATCAACCATACGCAAGTTTTTAACAATACTTGCACGTTCTCGCACTGGCATAAAACTACGCCCTTTTTTATTTGCAAGCCAAGCGTCACTATTAAGTCCAACCCAAAGTTCATCGCCTAATTGTTTTGCTGCTTCAAAGTAGGCAATGTGTCCGCTGTGCAATGGATCAAAGCCGCCTGTTACTAAAACTATTTTTTCCATTGATTACCTCAGATAAATAATATACGCACTTTATTATTCTATTTATTATACAGGAAAACCCTTTGATGAACAATATATATGTTGGCTGGGACAGCCGTGAAGATATTGCATATCAAGTATGCGAACATTCAATACTAAGACGCACATACCGAGAGTTTATTAATGTAGTTCCTCTTAAACAAAATGAACTCAGAGAGCAAAAACTTTACTGGCGTGAAGTAGATAAACTTGCCAGTACAGAGTTTACTTTTACACGCTTTCTTATTCCGCACCTAAACAACTACAAAGGATTGGCAGTGTTTTGTGACAGTGATATGGTGTTTTTGACTGATGCATATCATTTGTTTAACAATGGATTTAAGGATAATAGCAAAGCAGTTTGGGTAGTAAAGCATGAATACAATCCTCCAGAGGGATTAAAAATGGATGGACAAATGCAGTTGCAGTATCCTCGTAAGAACTGGTCGAGCTTTATGGTGTTTAACTGTGAACATCCTAGTTGTAAGAACTTGGACTTGGAAACTGTTAATACTCAAACAGGTGCATACTTACACCGCTTTGAATGGTGCGATGACAGTGAGATTGGTGAACTAGGCCCTGAGTGGAACTGGTTAGTGGGGCACTACAAAGAACCTCAGGACGGTAAGCCCAATGTGCTACACTATACTGAAGGCGGTCCTTGGTTTGAGAACATGCGTGATTGTGAATATGATCATGTGTGGAAGAAAGAAGTTATTAACTTATACAGTAGTTAAAACTCATACTGCTTTAAATGATTCCATGCATGCCCATTGCTAATCTCAGCACGAGTCCATTGGGTGTAACCTAAATCGTATAACCATTGTTCACGATCAATGTTATGTGCTTGTTCTATGTTTTTTAGTTGACTCGGATCCAGGCAAACTGGACTTGCTGCGCTACGAATATCCCAACATACAGTAGGAATGCCTTGTAATACACTTTGCGTTAGCACATTACTGTTATATCCTACAACAAATCTTGCGCCATCTAAATCTGATTGCAAGCCTGCGCCGCCTTCGTGATAGGTACGATCTTCCCATGTTTTACTTAAATGTACATTTTGGATGTTGTGTAGCGAATACTTATAGTTTGTTAGTTTAGTTCTCAAGTGAGGTCTAATTATTATAGGCAATTTGGGATATATATTTCTAATTTGCTTACACGCAACTTCTATCCACCACTTATATTTCCCATGTGTTTCGTGCATAGGAATAAGTGTACTGTCATTTACCTTTTGTAAACATACAAGTGCATAATCATTATCGCGAACTTGTGTTCGCCATGGCAGTATTTCTATATTCTGATGCTTTTGAATTTGGTTCCATCTATCGCTGGGACTATTATTGTTACGAAATAAGCCCTGTCTTAAAAAATGAAACCATCCTAGTGTATAATACCAATTGTTAGGATCTCCCTGATAACTATTTTGTCTAAAACAACTTAGTTCGCATACTAGATAGGGCTTGCCAGTTTCTTTGATATAATTATATACTGGATCTATTACTTCGCCTTCTTTAGTTCTATTGCTGGGTTTATCTACATTTATTTGAAAATAGTATTGTGATTTATATTTGTGCCTGTCTGCAAAATCAATTATTTCCCAGCCTGGAATATTAAACTCTATAGGAAAGTCGTCAGTCATTTGATGCCTGAACGCAATCATTTGTCGCTTTATTAGAGGCTGTGTTGCAATTTCTGCAATAGGAACATCACTGTCACTGTGGTAATCGCTCCATTTTTTTTTATGTTTTTCTGCAGTTGTTTTACCCATTGTAGTTCTCTTGCAATCTAGACCAAGCAGTACCATCTTCTAGATTTGCCATCTTCCATTGATTATATGCTAACCAGTTCAGCACTGCTTGTCTATTTAAAGGCTCGCTGCTAAACACTTCTGGTGTTGCTAAATCCTCTAAATCAAAACTAACATGTGTACAACAACTATGCTCGCTGGTGATAACTGGAATACCTTTAAGTGTTGCTTCCAGTGCTACCATACTGTTGTATGCAATAACGCAACAGGCTTGTTCTAAATCTTCTGCCAAACTTCCTGTCTGTGGATTTATTCTAAGTTCAAGTAAGTTGCCCCGTTCATCAACTATAGGTTCTTTGGGCTTGGGTCTTACTACAATACGATCATGTTGATCTGTAGGTAGTATATTTTTTAACTGTTGTACTATTGAGTTTTCCCAATTGTATTCATCAAAGAACCATTGCACTGCATGTGTAGGAGGACAAACAATTATCTTATCGCCCTTTGGGCCTGTCCACGGGTGCATTATATTTTTATCCTGGCTTGCTGCAAATCCATTGTAAGCATCTGCATCACATTGTTTTAGTGTAGTGCATGCATGTCCGTTTTTTGTAATGCGCATCCAGCCTTTACCACTATAACCTGGATTGTAATAAGCATGATCCATGTAGTAATAGTCTATACCTTGCTGCTTTGCTTCTTTTAGCATTAGTCCAGTGCCACGAAGTATACCCAGTGTTGCTACTGCATCTGTGTTAGCGGGTATTCCTGACAGTAGGTATTGCACTATAGGCACATGCTTTACTTCCCATTTGCCGTTTGTTGTGTGTCTGTTTCTTATCACGCCGCGAGCAAACGCAATTGTAAATTCTTTAGTAAGCCGTCTGTCGGTGTCAAATACAATTAAGTTAGGCATTCTTGTGCTAATCCTGATTCTATTTCATCATGCGTAAACTGACTGTATGCAAGATTGTTAAACCATTGCTGTCTGTCTACACGACGAGGGTTTTCGATTTCTTCTAACCTAATACTACTTATATCTGCTGCAAAACTACTTGGATGACAAATAGTTGGTATGCCCATTATCTGTGCATCTATTGCAGCCAAACTTACACATGTTACAACGCAATGTGTATCTTTTGCTTGTTCTTCAAATGGAATGGTTGCTGCAGCAGGTCCACTAGTGCCACGTGCTCTAGGTTTATATCTTACTTCTATATACCTATCTGTGTACTTTTGCAATGCCATTGTAATCATCTGCACCCACATTTTAACATCCATACCAGCAATATAGCGTGTCATTGTTTCGCTACTAGGACAGATTAGTATTTTTTTACCTGTTCCGTATTCTTTAGGTGTAATATTCCATTGCGCGAATCTGTCGCCGGGATAATCCACTGTCTTACGATAATGAATGCTATTACGGCTAACACGCCAATAGTAACCCTTGTCCATGTGTTCATGCCATCTTCCCCAATAGGGCATATCCCAAAAGTACCAGTCAATGCCTGCTGCTTCTAGTGCCTGTATTCTCTTTTCATTGTCTTGAATAAATCCCCAGAAGTGACTGGGTGTAAGAGCTATCTCGTCTCTTGTATACACAGGTTGTGAACCTGCCCAACCTTTGAGTAGACTGCGCATTACCCAGTTACATTTGCTTTCACTGTTTTGTGTATTATAGTATAAGTTCATACCCAAACTTTTCAAAGTCTATTGCGTAACGCTGTTGTATGTATTCTATCATTTCATCATCAAATTCTTCTTGCCAGGTTAACTTTTTAGGATTTTTCTTTACATGCGAATATTCTACATTGCATCCTATTTCGTTTAGCCACTCATACAGTGTTTCAATTTCTTCAAGTTTAAACCAGCGGATATTTTTGCAACCGTCAATCCATTCAAACTGTGGTCTTCTAATTTGTTTAAGTGTATGCTTTTCACAAATCTCATCTAAGTTTAACAGTGTATTTTTTATGCCTACTTTTTTCAACGCTGCGACCTGCTGTTTTAATAACACCGGATCAAGATTTTTCATGCCGAGTTCGCCACTGAGCCGTTTTTCATTCCACGCAATCTGATAGTAATACCAACTGTGATATCTTGCAAAAGGATTTCTCACCACAGTGAACCAAGTTTCGGGCTGCGTTATTTTATCTTTAACAGTTCTAAGATAAGTTGTATGTGTATTGACAGGATACCACGGTGACCACGGATCTAAATGATTATTTTTGTTAGGGCCTTGTTCACCATGACGAAATGCTGAACTTATACTTGAGCCGCCGCACTTTGGGATGTGTATAAAGCCTATTTTCTTATTGGTAGTAATGAACATTAATAGTTTGCACTCTTATGATCTGCTTGTCTAACATCAATGTTAGTGTCACTGTATTCTGTTTTTAATTCATCTACTACATCATTTACATAACGACCTTGGAATGGTATTTGAAATGGCTTGTCGGCGATCTTACGATATGCTGTGACAATGCTTACATTTTGTGCTTTACCATCTCTGGTGTGTAGTTCGTCATATGCTCGTTCTAGTTCACTGACGGGCGCACGAGGTTTCTTTTGTTCATAGTGCGCCCAACTGTCCATGCTTGTTGGGCAATCAACATACTTGCCTGTGTTCTGCGCTAACCACATAAACTGCCATTCATAACCATTTGCTGCAGCAATGTCGCGAAACAATCCTGGATGAAAACTATAAAAGCAGTGATTAAACCACGGTGCAAATGGCAGCACATTAATCATAATACCACCGGGCTTGCACAGGTTATGCATGTTTTCAAACACTGTACGCTGATCAAAAATGTGTTCGCCTGTGCCATTGTTTGTTACATAGTCAAACTGAGTTGTATAATTGTACTTGTCTTTTAGTATGAAATTAAGGTCCATAGCAATAGCACGAAGTTCAGTGTTAATGTCAATAGCAAGATAGTCACTAAAGCCGAGGTCTTCGAAGTATTCCCAGACAAAGTTAGTGGGTCGTCTATGTACTCGTCCTGATATTTTTTCACATTCATTTAGCCATCCTTCACTGTATCTAAAACGTTGATTGCCCCATTCAACTACTGTTGCACCTTGTGGCAACTGTTTGCTGATGTGTGCCGTTGCTAGTTGCATTATATTGTTAAATGCCATTAGTTTTTAATCTCCCGCACCTTCCACATCTTACCTGTGCCATTAAATTCACCAATAATATTAATGCTGTGTCTACGCTCTGTCGGAGCAATACGAGATGTGACACTGTGTACACTGTCTTTTACATTTAGGAACATACAAAAGTTATTTGCACGATATGGCACTTCAAACACAGGCTCGTGCAAACTGTTGTCAACTTGTCTGCCCAAGCTCTTGTTTACTTCTGTGATCTCTCCAGTTACACGATGCACTGTAAAGTTGCCGCCCTGTGCCATGTCTGCTTGCTTGCGCATGTATAGCAGTCCAGCATAAATCTCTACAGGGTTATCCACATGCGGTGTGCGACTAGTACCTGTTTGATCTACAGGCTCGTGTACAACAAATTGACAGTCTGTTACATAGTGCCCACTGTTATCTACATCACGCACACTAACTGGTTTTGTTTTTAAATTTTCATAAAACTCTTCACCATATGCTGCAACAATATGCGGTGCAAATAGTTCTGCACAAGCGCGAAAGTATTCTGGGCTTGTGTGATATGCAAAAAAGTCTTGCCAAATAGCAGGCACTTGCCAAATTTTTGCTTCTTTACATTTAAAGCGATATGTAATACCGCCATCATGTGGCTGTGTGTGTTTAACAATCATATCCTCTGGAAAGGTTGCTTCTAGTTCTCTGTACAGTCTATCAGGCATTGCGCCTTCTACACAAACATAAGGAAACGGATCACTGCGCACTTCTGTTACATTTTGTATTACACTTAAATTGCTCATTGTTTATCCTTTGTACTCAAACACAAAATCATTTTTCCATACACCAGTGTTAGTGTAACCCAGTGTTTCTAAAAAAGTGCCTGCTTGATTTTCTTCTGTTGCCCAGCCATATTTAATGTCACCGCCATTTTGCTCGATTACTATCATGGGTTTGTATTTTTCTATTGTTTTTAGTGCGCCTTGTAATACTTTAAGTTCATAGCCTTCAACATCTACTTTAATAAAGTCTACACTATCAAACTCAAAACTGTCAAGTGTATAAACAGGCACATCTGTTCTATACTTACTAGGTTGTATTTCCACTGTATTGTCTTTGTGTATTGCGCCACCATTCATGTTTACTAATCCTTGCTTCTCTCCAATACCACAGTTCCAAACTTGCACACGAGATTTAGGAATGTTTCTATTGAAATGCCCTACCAGTGTTTGTCTGCGAGGCTCAAAGCATTTTACACTATCAAAATGTTTAAGTAAGTAGTGTGTGTATTCACCAAAGCGACAGCCAACATCAATTGCAGTTCTGCCCTGTGTTTTAGGAAAGAAGTCTTGCATATAAGCGTAATGCTTGTGTATTTGATTAATACCTAAACCATCATGTGAATAAACAAGTTCGCCATTGTCCTGGTACAAATCTTGTTCAAACTTTAGTTCTTCCATTTTTTTATGCCCTCACTTTTTTGCTGTTGTGGTGCATCATATTCATGAGGATTTTTTAGTTTCTCTTGGCGTATCTGTTCTTTAGTAACCTGTCTCAAATCCTTCCACCATTCTGCATCATGCTGAAAGCCGCCAACAATATCACCTTTGAGACTCTTGCCTACTTCTTTTCTAAAGCCCTTTAAGTGATCCATGTAAGCACCTAACACACTGTTGATAAACACATGTCCACTAGCGTTTGGTCCACCTAAGTCATTAAACTCTACGCCCACCGCTTTAAAGTCCTCAATTAGTTCTCCAAAGATAAAACTGTCGTGATATTCATCATGTTCAAAGATGTCATCGCTTTCGTAGATCCAACGCCACTGCTCCATGAACTCAGCAAACTTTGGGTGGTTACGATTAAACATCATCCATCCACACTCGGGCCAAGTTTTACGTCCCAAGTATGTTGCAAGTTGATTTTCGTTGGGAGCAATGCTGTGCAAAAACTCCAGCGTCATAGGTGTATGTGTTCTTACATCAGCGTCGCACCAAATGAAGATGTCTGTGTCACAGTGTTCTGCAAAGTGCCACAGTGCAAATACTTTGTTAGCAAAGCGACTTGCGTCCCAGAGAAAACTTTTTTTAGTTTTATCTTTGTTGTGTCCGTGTGCGTGTGGATTGTTTTTGTGTCTTAGTTGCCAAGCCTTAAGGTCTGGCAAGGTTGTTCGTTGATCGTAAAGTGTAATACTGTGATTACCTTGTACACTTGGATTGTGATCCTCAGGATATATTGTTAAAGGAACTTCCTTGGGCCAGTTAGCATTATATCCTTGGATAAACTGCTTGCCGTATTTCTTATAACCCGTCTCGTTCCAAGTGGTAAATACTGATAATGTGCGCATATAACTATTTATAGGTTTGAAAATACACAATGAAAATATCCCATTTCCCCAACAACTTGCCCAACAATGCACAGGAAGTTTATCCGCAACTCATAAATGCCATACAACAAACAGACACACTGGTTGAAAATGACTTGGATGCTGATGCTGCACTTATATGGAGTGTGCTGTGGTATGGTAAGATGGGTGCTAACAAAGCAGTATGGGATCACTACCGCGCACGAAACAAGCCAGTCATTGTCATTGAAGTGGGCGGGCTTATACGCAACACAACTTGGAAGTTGGGTATAAACGGGATCAACAGAGATGCAGACTTTGCTGTGGATGCTTACATGCCAGGCGACAGAGTAAAAAAGTTTGGTATCGTATTACAGCCTTGGAAGCAGGATGGTGAGTATGTGATAATATGTGGGCAGCATGGATACAGTGAGCAGTGGCGTGGTATGCCTGATATGGATACATATTATCGCAATACTATTAGAGAGATACGTCAAGTCACTGACAAGCCCATAGTTGTTCGCAGTCATCCTCGCTTCAGAGAGTCGCTACACTGGGCATGTGATATGCAGTGGTACAAAGAGCAAGGTGTCACTTGGAACATACCCAAGCATGTGCAGCAAACCTATGACAGTTTTGATTTAGAGCATATGCTAAAGCACACACACTTCACTGTAAGTCACAGTAGCAACGCTGGTATTACTAGCATTATACATGGTGTGCCTGCTGTTGTTAGTGAAAGTAGTTTAGCCTGGGATGTTAGCACAAAGATGGACTCATGGTTAAGCAAGCCTGATAGACACAACTGGTTAAACCGTATGACATATACAGAATGGTTTGCCGACGAAATAGATGTGCAATGGAATCGTATACGGAATAAATTATAGTCACAAAAAAAGCAGCGAAAACGCTGCTTTTTTATTATTTTGTATTTTTATTAGAATTTTACTGAAAGACCTAGTGCAGTAGTTTTTTCACTAGCAGTCTTATCGTCGTCTGTCATTTCAGCAAATGCAACTAGACCTGGTGCTACAGTATACTGTGCGCCAAATGTAACCTCGTCACTTGAAACTGTACCAGCTGATTCAGTTTTC